CTAGCCGACATGGTAATGGAAGCAGAGGCAGAAGATGGAACAATTAGGTATGGGGTATTGGATAGTAGTCTTTGGCATAAACGTGGGGATACTGGTCCTTCTCTTGCGGAGCAGATGATTAAACGAGGTTGCAGATGGAGACCATCAGATAGAAGTAAAGGAAGTCGTGTTGCAGGGAAAAATGAAATACATAGAAGATTGCAAGTTGATGAGTTTACGGAAGAACCTCGCTTGGTATTTTTTAATAATTGTACAAATATTGTTGCTCAACTTCCATCCATACCGTTAGACAAAAAGAACCCAGAAGATATTGACACTTTATCAGAAGATCACTTGTATGACGCACTAAGATATGGTATAATGTCAAGACCACGATTTAGTATATTTGATTATGACCCTCATGCTTCCCGACCTAATGGTATGGCGATAGCTGATACAACATTTGGATATTAATATGGCAGAAGAAATTATGATTGAAGATGACGCTATCTCACTAGGAGATGCAGAAGAAAGTAATCAAGCCGATTATGATGTAGCAGGTATAATACCCTTTGTAATGGGTAAGTATCAAAAGTCTGACAACTTTAGAGAATATGATGAACAACGATGGTTAAAAGCATATAAGAATTATAGAGGACTGTATGGTTCAGATGTACAATTTACTGAAGCCGAGAAGTCAAGAGTTTTTATTAAAACAACGAAAACAAAAACACTTGCAGCTTACGGTCAAATAGTTGACGTACTCTTTGCTGCAAATAAATTTCCTTTAACTGTAGAGCCAACTGAACTACCAGAGGGTGTAGTTGAAGACGTAAACTTTGACCCACAAAAACCAGAGAATATAAAACAAGAGCCTGATGCTAGTCCTTACGGATTTGCAGGTGACGGTATGGACTTGCCTAAAGGTGCTACCGAAAAAAGTCTAATGGACAGTCTTGGACCTTTATCGGAAAAACTTAAAGACATAGATGGACTAGAGCAGGGTGCAGGTAAGACACCTACAGCGATTACATTTAGTCCTGCTATGATTGCTGCAAAGAAAATGCAAAAGAAAATACATGACCAACTGCAAGAGTCGGGTGCTAACAAACATCTACGTAACTCTGCATTTGAAATGTCATTGTTTGGTACAGGTATAATGAAAGGTCCATTTGCCATAGACAAAGAGTATCCTCATTGGAATGATGAGGGTGAATACGATCCTGCATTTAAAACAATACCACAACTGTCCTATGTATCTGTATGGAATTTTTATCCTGATCCAGATGCAAACAATATGGACGAAGCAACCTATGCTATAGAACGACACAAAATGTCTAGGTCACAATTACGTGCCTTAAAGAAAAGACCATACTTTAGAGAACAAGTTATTGATGACTGTATTGAGATGGGTGAGAACTACGAAAAACAGTATTGGGAAGATGATCTGTCAGACTATTCTGCTTCTTATGGTGTAGATAGATTTGAAGTCCTTGAATATTGGGGTATGGTAGATATAGAACTCTTACAACAAGAGGGTGTTGATATACCACCTGAACTAGAGGCATTTGATGAACTACAGGCTAATGTTTGGATTTGTAATAATAAACTATTACGCATGGTACTTAATCCATTTAAGCCTATGAAGATACCCTACATGGCTGCACCCTATGAACTTAATCCGTACTCTTTCTTTGGCGTAGGTCTTGCAGAAAACATGGACGATACTCAAACATTGATGAATGGGTTTATGCGTATGGCTGTAGACAACGCTGTATTGTCAGGCAATCTGTTAATAGAAGTAGATGAAACTAACCTAGTTCCAGGGCAAGACCTTAGTGTATATCCAGGGAAGGTATTCAGGAGACAGGGGGGAGCACCTGGGCAAGCAATCTTTGGCACTAAGTTTCCAAATGTGTCCAACGAGAACCTACAACTGTTCGATAAAGCAAGACAACTTGCAGATGAAAGTACTGGACTACCCTCATTTGCACATGGACAGACAGGTGTTACAGGGGTAGGTAGAACAGCTAGTGGTATATCTATGCTAATGAACGCTGCAAGTGGTAATATAAAGACAGTTATAAAGAATATAGATGACTATTTATTAAGACCATTGGGCGAGGGTTTCTTTCAGTTTAATATGCAGTTTGACTTTGATCCTGAGATAAAGGGTGACTTAGAAGTTAAGGCACGTGGTACGGAAAGTTTAATGGCTAATGAGGTGCGTAGTCAAAGGCTTATGCAGTTTTTAGGTGTAGCTTCTAATCCTGCACTTGCACCCTTTGCTAAGTTTCAATATATTATTCGTGAGATTGCAAAGTCTATGGACTTAGACCCAGACAAGGTAACAAACAACATGGACGAAGCTGCAGTGCAAGCAGAACTAATGAAACAGTTTCAACAACCTGCACAACCTCAACAGGAAGGTTTACCTGCAGGAACAGACCCAAATGACCCAACAGGTGCAGGTGGTGGTACAATAGGTACTGGCATAGCTCCAACACCACAAGAAGAAGGATTTACAGGCAATGAACAGCAAGGAGCACCTGAAGAAGCTCAATCCACTGGTGGGCAACCACAAGGCGTGGGAACAGTTCAATAATTATTTAGACTACTTAATTACAGAACAACATCGTATAATGGAACAGACAGATAGTGTAACAGTATTAAATAGGTCACAGGGTTCTATTATGACATTACGTAAACTTACAAAATTAAGGGATGAGGTAAACAATGTACAATAACCAGATGAAAATGGCATTTATGCAAGAGGGTGGACTTCAAGATGAGGGTGGTACTGTAGATAAAGAATCTGGTAATGATGTACCATCAGGTTCACTTAAAAAAGAAGTACGTGACGATGTACCTGCTATGTTAAGTGAAGGGGAGTTTGTAATTCCTGCAGATGTTGTTCGATATATTGGTTTAGAAAAATTAATGCAAATGAGGCAAGAAGCTAAGATGGGTTTGCAGATGATGGAAAAGATGGGTCAAATGGGTAATTCAGAAGAAGCTGAGATACCTGATGACCTACCCTTTGGTGTTACAGATATTGTTGTTATGGGTAATGATGATGATGAAAAAGAAATGGCACAGGGTGGTGTTATATATGCACAGGAAGGTACGGATGTTTCTGCACCTTTTATGAATAATCCACCTATTTCATCTAATCCACCTAGAGAACCAAAAGAAGGTTTTGAATGGTTTGCAACAAGAAGTGGTTGGATTGAAAGACCTATAAATACTAATCAAGGACCAACAAATCAACAAGCAAATGCTATAGGTAGTGCAATAGGTCAGTTAGCAGGATTTGGCGGTAGTACAGGTACGCAAGTAAATTCTGGTTTTATGCCACATATGTATTTTTACAATACAGATACAAAACAGTATAGAATACTTCCTGCAGGTATGTTGGGAAGAATGTCTGGTGATACAGAAATAACTCAAGAAGAATATAAAAAAGCGATTGGAGATGAGTTAGCAAACGAAAGAATACAAGAAGCAAACAAAGTATATGAAAACATGCCACAACCAAAACCAGAAAAAGACTATACACAGTCTAAAGAACCTATTGCACCACAGCCAACACCACCAATGGACGCTATAAAAATACCACCACAACAACCACAACAAACACAGTTTGAACAAATGATGGGTTATGAGGCAGGTAGAGGAGACAATCCGTATGCTCCAAGTCGAGTAGCTTACCAAAATAAAAAAGGTGAAGTTGTATATAAACTAGAAGACTACATGGGTAGACCTATGGAAAGTACGACAGGACTTACACGTGTAACACCTTATGGTCCTGAAGGAGACCAACCCACACCTGCACCTAGTCCAGACCCTACACCTGATGATGGTGATAGTGCTGCAGATAGAAGACAAGCAGAAAGAAAAGACGACAGAAAAAAAGCAAGAGAAGCAGAACGTAAAGCCTCAAGGGATGCTCAAATAGACAAAGACATTAAAAATCTTCAAGATTCAGGAGACCCTAGATTTGTAGGTAAAACAGGTAAAGAGGCTAGAGATGCCTATTTTGATTTGTCTTTTAAAGAACGTGCAGGTATGGCAAAAGAAGATTTAGCAGGTAGACCTGCAAAACTTAAAGAAGATTTAGACAGCTTATTAGAAAAATTACCTGACGCAGTTAAAAATATTCCTACTGTTATTAATGCTATTGGTGATGTATATAAAGATGCAGGTATAGAATTAGGAAGACGAGCTAAAGTAGCTCTTGGATTGCAAGGAGAGGGAGCAGTTGAAAGATCAAGTCCACCACCTAGTAGACCTGCAGGATTAGGTGGAGAAATAGACGATGCTTCTTCATTAGAAGATTTACAAACTACCGCACAACCAAATCCATTTGAAGGTTCTACGTATGATGATATATCACCACCTAAACCTATGGCATTTGGACAAACACCTGTAGGTTCATTACCATCTGCACAGTTTGGACAAACACCTGTAGGTTCATTACCTTCAGGTCCACCTTTACCAGATGAATTGTCTTACACTCAAGGTATGCAAAGACCGTCTGTACCTTCTGTTCAACCCAATACTACAGAACCTGCTTTTACAGAAATAAAAAGCGATTTACCTAATTTGTCTCAAGGAGATAATACACAAGGTGCAAGTAGACTTATTGAAGGAACAAACAGAAAAGCCATGAGCGATAGGCAAAAACGAGATATGGTAAGAAGAGTTAATAGTGCTGCTAGAGAAAACGATGCAGAGAAAAAACGAAAACGTAACATAAGTAAAGTAGATAAAAAAGATAGAGATAGATTTAGAAAAAGAAGAGAAGAAGCAGAAAAAAAAGAGTCAAAGGAAAGTAAAGAAAAAAATAAAAAAGAAGCAGCTAACGTAAGAGACTATGGCATATCAGGTCTTAAAAAAGGCGGTTTAATGAAGAAAGATTACCCATAACACAACACCCCATTGGCAACTAACTCCCCACATTAGGTGGACTACAGTTACCCCAAAAGGAGAAAACTAAATGAATGAACAAGTAGAAGAAGTAAAACAAATAGTAAAAAAAGTAGACGTACCTAAAAAAGCATTTATGAATAAAAAGACTACCAATGAAGAAAAGATAGAGCAAGAAGAAAAGGAACTAAAAAAACTTATTGCTGAAAATAAAGGAGAGTCTACTGAAGAAGTAAAAGAATCTGAACCTGAAGTTACAGGAGAAGAAAAAACTTTTAAAAAACGTTATGGTGATTTGCGTAGGCACATGCAGGAAAAAGATAAAGATGTTCAAAATCAAATCAATGAACTCAAAAGACAACTTACAGATGCAACGCAAAAAGAAATTAAACTACCTAAGTCTGAAGAAGATATAGAGGCATGGGCTAGTCAATATCCTGATGTAGCTGCGATTGTTGAAACCATTGCAATAAAGAAAGCAAAAGAACAAGCAACCGCATTAGAAGAAAGAATGAAAACACTTGACGAAATGCAGTCAAATGTTACACGTGAAAAGGCAGAGAGTGAGTTACTTAAATATCACCCTGACTTCAACGACATAAAGGACACAGACGATTTTCACGAATGGGCAGATACACAACCTAAGTGGGTACAAGACGCTCTGTATGAAAATGAAAACGACGCTCGTTCAGCAGCAAGGGCAATAGACCTTTATAAAGCTGATATGGGTATTACAGGTAAGAAGAAAACAAATAACAATGATGCAGCTAAATCTGTAAATACTAGAGGTGCTAGGAATACACCACAGTCAGATGAGAGCAAATCATTTTTAAGGGAATCACAGGTAAACAAAATGACCGAACAACAATACGAAAAGGAAGCTGACAATATTATGGAAGCAATTCGTAGCGGTAAGTTTATTTATGATATATCTGGCAATGCTCGTTAAAAAAAGTGTTGACAAATAAAGTTTTATAGATATAACTATATATATCTGTATGTGAGGTGTAACCCCAACTGGACAACTTACACCTTACAAATTCACAAACATCAATGAGTTTAAGTACAACCTAATATCTTTTAGCCCATTTAATTTACGTAGGCATACGAATTTTATTTGCACCTTATAAGAATTAGCCACTAAAGTAAGTTGTAGTTTGTATCTGTAGAAAGCTAAAAGGAGATTTTTAAAATGGCTTTTTCAAGTGCTGCAGGATATGGAAACCTACCTAACGGTAATTTCAGTCCTATCATATACAGCAAACAGGTGCAACTTGCATTTCGCAAATCATCTATTGTTTCTGCTGTAACCAACGGTGATTATTTTGGAGAGATTGCTCAAATGGGTGACTCTGTAAAAATCATCAAAGAACCAGAAGTAAGCGTTAAGGCTTACACAAGGGGAACAACCATTGTCGCAGATGATCTCGATGATGAAGAGTTCTCTCTAACCATAGACAAAGCTAACTACTTTGCGTTCAAAGTGGACGACATTGAAGAAGCTCACTCACATGTAAACTTTCAAGCTCTTGCAAGTGACCGTGCAGCTTACAGATTGTCAGACCAGTTTGACCAAGACGTACTAGGCTATATGTGTGGTTTTAAACAATCAGCATTACACGGTACACCAGACACAGTTAACGCAACTGTAAATGGTTCTGTGGCGGTATCAACTGCTGCAACTAACGAACTATTAGCAAGTATGCAGGTAGACGCTGCAGACTTTAATGGTGGTACAAGTGGTAATTCTATCGTTGTTGTTCCACGTGCAGGTGGCGATTCGCTGAATACTACAACAGCTAAAGCATCACCTATGAGTGTTATTGCTCGTATGTCACGTAAGATGGATCAACAGCATGTTGACACTAATGGACGTTGGTTAATTATTGACCCTGTGTTTGCAGAACTATTAAAGGACGAGGACTCTCGACTTCTTAACGCTGACTTTGGCGGTTCTGGGCTACAGAATGGTTTAATCTTTAACAACATTCATGGCTTTAAAGTCTATATGTCAAGCAATCTACCACAAGTAGGTAATGGTCCAACAGGAGCTACATCCACAGGTTCAACACATTTTGGTGTAATCTGTTCAGGTCACAGTTCATCTGTTGCGACAGCAGACCAAATCAATAAAACAGAAACTTACAGAGACCCTGATTCGTTTGCTGATATTGTTAGAGGCATGCATCTATACGGCAGAAAAATATTACGTCCTGAGTCTATGACCAGAGCGTTATATGTTTCTAGCATATAAAGGGGAGGATTAAAAAATGGCTACTATTACAAGTCTTTTACTACCTGCTCATGGAAGCTCACAACGAGGGCGAAGTCCATATATGATACAGAAGACTATTGATCTTACTGCACAGGCTATTGACTGTTCATCAGGTGACGTAGTTCAGTGTCTTACCATTCCTGCAAATACACGTGTATTACATGCAGGGTTTCAAGTTGTACTATCTGCAACTATGAATACAGGTACAAACGCTACAGCAACATTAGGTTCAGCAGATGCTGACGAGTGGGTTACAGCGTTTGATATTGATGGAGCAGCAGATGCAGCTTACGCTCCGTCTGTTACACCTTCAGCAGACGTTGTTCTTGCTTCAGCAGACACCCTTGACCTGACATTTGCAGGTGATGGTGCAACATTCTCAGCAGGTAAAATTCGTGTTTATGCCTTGCTTATGGATGTGAGTGACCAAGGTGATGCAGGTCCAACTGAAGTTGACCGTGACGCTCTAGCGTAACTTAACTTACTTAGGAGGGCAGGGAAACTTGCCCTCTTACTTAGATATAAGGACACAACATGTCTACAACTTATTTAGCACTAACAAATGACTTACTACGTAGAATAAACGAAGTACAGCTTACGACTGCTAATTTTGCTACGGCAAAAAATGTACAGGCGATTGCTAAAGATGCTATAAATAATTCAATACGAGAGATATTACAAGATGGACATCAGTTTCCATTTCTTAAAACTGCACAATCACAAACACTAGCTTCAGGTACAGCTACATATGATTTTCCAACAGACATGGCAAGTGTTGATTGGGATACGTTTTATGTAAGTCAATTAACAAGTGCATTAAATACAGCGAAGCCGTTACCTGTTGTTTCATTTGAAGAATACACACAAAAATATAGAGCATTAGATGATAGTTCTGGTAGTGGGGGATACAGTGCTCCTAATATAGTTTATCAAACAGCAGAAGAAAAGTTTGGTGTTACACCTATACCTGATGCAGCATATATAGTAGATTATATTTATTATAAATTTCCTAATGATTTAACTTTGCAATCAGATACAACCATTATACCTGACAGATTTAGATATATAGTCGTAGATGGTGCTATGGTATATATGATGAGATTTAGGTCTAATGAACAAAGTGCTCAAATACATAATCAAAAATTTCAAGATGGAATAAAGGTTATGCGTAGGTTATTATTAGATGATCCACTTAATATACGTTCTACTTTTATTAATAGGTCAAGGTTCTCTTCAAACGCAGTGAGTTTGACAACCTAATGGCAGATACAGTATCCACGTTTAGAGCTATATGTAGAGGGGGATTAAATACAGGTAGCGATGTATTAACATTAGGTGAAACCTTTACAGGTGCAGCTATACAGTTAGTTAATTATGAACCTAACCTTGAAGGCGGATATAGAAAGATAAATGGATTTGCACATAGCTATGGAACAGTAACAGGCACTGGCTCTGTGTTAGGTTTATCAGTAGCAAATGGAGTAAATCAAGGTGTGTTAGGATGTAGAACACCATCATCAGGAAATAACTATTTACATCACTGGAACTATTATTATAGCTTTAATGTATCTTCTGATAGTAACTTAACTGTTGGAGAAACAATATTAGAAAGAACAAGTGCAGGAGTATCTACTGGAGTAACTGGTACGCTTATATCTAAAAATTCTAATACTATAGTAGTAGACTTTGGTAGATTACCATCTTCTGTATTTACAAACGGCAATACTATTACAGACGATGCCTATTCAACTAGCACCACAATAAGTAGCGTACCTGCAGTTATAGGATGGACAGCCGTTACATCTAATGTAGTAGCAAATGATCCAGATGGTGTATGTACAACACAAACAAACTCAGGTGCAGCTAATCTAACTATTAATGGTGCATTGCATGATTCTAACACAATTAACTTTACTACCTCTGCAGCACAACAACCTAGAAAGGTTACTATATTTTCTGCAGGTGGAGATGTATCAGGAATAACATTTACCATAACAGGTACAGATTTTTTGGGTGAGGCACTTGAAGAAGTTGTAACTGGGCCTGCAGCAGATGCAACAGTAACAAGTACAAATTATTTTAACACAATAACACAGATAGCATCTAGCGGTGCAGTAACAGGAAATATAACAGTAGGTTCAGGTGCAGGTTTATATAGAACATCTGACCCAACCATGACAGGTGTAAGTAAAGTTAGATTTTCAGAGTTTAATTTTGGTACTCCTAAAGTTGTTTTAACGGACGGTATAAATCCTGCAGCTACATATGATGGAAGTAATTATAGACAAATATTACATGCAGGTGCTCCAACAGACCCTAAGTTTTCTGCAGTACATTCTAAGAGAGTATGGTTAGCAGGAGACCCTGCATCAGATGATGTTATTTATTTTAGTGCAGCAGAAAATGAACATAACTTTGATTCAGAAGAAGGTGGTGGATTTTTATTAGTAGGTTTTCCTGTAGTCGCAATTAAACCATTTCGTAATAGTCTTTATGTATTTGGTACAAATAATATAAAAAGAATAGTTGGTGCTACGGGAGAAACTTTTAACGTAGAAAATGTAACAACAAACTTGGGCTGTCTTGCTTCTGATAGTGTGGTAGAAATAGGTGGAGACTTAATCTTTTTATCACCAGATGGTATAAGACCAATTTCAGGTACAAATAAAATTGGTGATGTTAACTTAGAAACACTGTCTAAAAATATACAGTCTACAATTAATGGTACATTAGCAAACGAAGTGCTATCTACACTATCTTCAGTTGTAATAAAAAAGAAATCACAGTTTCGTTATATGTTTTCTGCTAGTGGTTCAGAGGGTATAATAGGAGCATTAAGACAAGTAGGTGAAGGTTACGGTTTTGAGTTTGGTACATTATCAGGTATAGAATGTGTGTGTGCAGCAAGTAATTATTTAGGACAGGAAGAAATAGTTATACATGGTGACTCTTCTGGTAAGGTGTATGCACAAGAATCTGGCAATGCTTTTGATACATCTAAGATATTAAGTATCTATAAAACACCTTTTGTATATATGCAAGACCCCGAAGTACGTAAAAATTACTATAGTATATCTACGTACATGAAAGCTGAAGGAGTTATATCACTTGCCGTTGGTGTTACATATGATTACGATAATACAGAAGTTGCTAAACCTGCAGATTTATCTATATCAAACGATGATCCTGCATCTTTTTTTAACACAGGTACAAATATAGCAAACTATGGTGCAGAAAATGACACAACAGGAGATATTTATGATGGTAATCCATCACCTGTAGAACGAACTACCTTTACAGGTTCAGGTAAATCAATTTCGTTTAGTTACGTTACTAATGATACAAATGCAAGTCACAGTATTCAAGGATACACAGTTACTTATGGAATAGGAGATGTAAGATAATGGGAAATGGTTATACTAGGCAGACTGAAACCGACATACAGGCAACTAACGTAGTTAAAGCTAAATCATTTAACGATGAATTTGATGAACTGCTTGCTGCCTTTGTTGCCTCTACTGGTCATACTCACGATGGTACTGCAGCAGAGGGTGGTCCTATTATTGCAATGCGTGATGCTGATGGCGATACTAAGATACAGGTAGAGGAATCTGCTGATGAAGATAAAATTAGATTTGATATAGCAGGTACAGAACAACTTACTATTGAAGACGGTGGTATAATACCAACAACGGATAGTGATATTGATTTAGGTACTGCTTCTAAAGAATTTAAAGATTTATATCTTGACGGTATTGCACACATAGATACACTAGACGTAGATGTAAATGCAACGGTTGCAGGTACATTGGGTGTTACAGGTGCTGTAACTCTTAGTAGTATATTGTCCATACCAGATGGTAGTGCTTCTAATCCCTCTATAACTAATACAGGCGATACTAACTGTGGTTTATTTTTTAGTGCCTCCGATGAAATTGCTTTTACTGCAGGTGGTGTAGCACAGGTAATATTTGCAGATGGTTCTATTACTCCGCAAACAGATAATGATATAGATTTGGGTGCAAGTGATTATGAGTTTAAAGATGGATACTTTGATGGCACTGTACATACAGATGCTATTAATCTTAATGGCACAACTATAACCTCAACAGCAGCAGAACTTAATATACTTGACGGTGTAACTGCAACTGCTACAGAATTAAATATATTAGATGGTTCTGCTACATCTGCTACTTCTACTACAGTAGCTGATGCTGATAGAGTTGTAATGAATGACAATGGTACTATGGTACAGGTTGCGGTAACTGATTTAGCTGCATACTTTGATGATGAAATAACAGCAATGCCTAATCTTACATCTGTAGGCACACTAACTACACTTACAGTAGATAATGTAATAGTAAATGGTACAACGATAGGTCACACAGATGATACAGACCTTATTACTTTAGCTGATGGAGTTGTTACAGTAGCAGGAGTAGTATCTCTTCCTGACGGTTCTGCGTCTGCACCTTCAATTACAAATACGGGCGACACTAATCAAGGTTTATTTTTTAGTGGCACAGATACAATGGCATTTACTGCAGGTGGAACTGCTCAATTTACTATGGCAGACGGTGCTATTGCACCTGTTACAGATAGTGATGTTGACTTGGGTACATCATCTTTATACTTTAAGGATGCCTATATTGATACAGTAACTACAACAGGCAATGTAACAATAGGTGGTAATTTAACAGTTACTGGAACACAGACAGTTGTAGATACCGTAACGATGAACGCAGCTAATGCTATTGTGTTTGAGGGTGCAACTGCAGATGACCACGAAACTACACTAACAATTACAGACCCAACAGCAGACAGAACAATTAAACTGCCTAATCAAAGTGGTACTCTACCTGTATTAGCAGCAGACAGTAACACAGCAATAACCTCTACACCTGCTGAATTAAACTTGTTGGACGGTGTGACAGCAACAACAGCAGAACTCAATATATTAGATGGTGTAACGTCTACTGCAGCAGAGTTAAATATAGTTGATGGAGATACAAGTGCTTCAACAGTAACTTTAGTTGATGCCGATAGAGTAGTTATTAATGATGGTGGTACAATGAAGCAGGTTGCTTTAACTACCTTAAATACTTATATTGGTGGAAGCACAACAGGGGTCGGAGCACTAAATAGTGGTAGTATAACAAGTGGTTTTGGTTCAATAGATAACGGTTCATCTGCTATAACAACTACAGGCACAATAACATATGGCAGTTTAAGTGACGGTACAATAACGATTACTGCATTTGTAGATGAAGATGGCATGGATAGCAACAGTGCTACTCTTGTACCTACACAACAATCTGTCAAGGCATACGTGGATGCAAATAGAAATGTAACAGGTCTTAATGCTACAGGTGCAGAAATAAATGTAGTAGCTGATGGAGACACAAGCGTAGGTACAACAGCAGTAGCAGGTGGAGATGGTATACCTACTAATGACAGTGGCACGATGCGTCTTACAAGTGTTGATACCTTTGATACATATCTTGCAGGTACAACTAAGACACTAACAAATAAAACACTTACTGCTCCTAAATTTGCAGATGGTGGATTTATAGCAGATGCTAACGGTAACGAAATATTATCTTTTCAAACAGCTAGTTCTGCAACTAATTATTTAGAAATTACAAATGCTGCAAATAGTGGTGCAGTTGTAATAGGAGTAGAAGGTAGTAGTGATAGTAACATAGACATTGACATAACACCTAAAGGTACAGGTGAAGTTAATATAGCTGCAGGTAATTTAAACTATGCAGGTACAGCAGTAACTGCAACAGGTGCAGAATTAAACTTGACAGATGGTTCATCTGGTGGTACAATAGTAAACAGTAAGGCTGTTATATATGGGTCAAGTGGTGAGGTAAATGCTACTACACTTCAGATAGCAGGTGCAGCTATTACATCTACTGCAGCAGAGTTAAACATAGTAGATGGCAACACAAGTGCTACAGGTGGTACACTTGTTGATGCAGATAGAATAGTAGTAAATGATAATGGAACAATGGTACAAGAAACATTGGCTACATTAAAAACATATTTAACCCCACTCATACAGGAAGAGGCTACAGCGTTAGCCATAGCATTAGGATAACAGGAGAAAATAATGGCAAATACATTTAAGGTTTTAACAAGGGATGTAGCACCTAATGCTTCAGGTACACCTGAAACTATATATACGGTGCAATCAGGAAGTACAGTCGTTGTGTTAGGATTAACACTAGCTAACGTACATACTGCTTCAGTTACAGCAAGTGTTACACTTGTAAGTACAACAACACAAACATCACAGACGCAGAATACGACAGCACATATTATAAAAGATGTACCTATACCTGTAGGAGCTACCTTAGAAATAATGGCAGGAAATAAAATTAATTTAAACGTAGGTGACATTATAAAGGTAGATTGTTCTGTAGCAGATAAAGTGTCCGTAATAATGAGTTATATGGAGATAACATAATATGCCCTATGTAGGAAATAAATCAACAACTTTTAATACTTTTAGTGCTACGGATGTAAGTGTTACAGATGACCTGACCGTTACAGATGATGCTTCTGTTGGTGGTGATTTAACTGTTACAGGCACAACACAATCTGCTCATATTGGAATAGATGTAGCCCCTCATGCTGATTATGGTCTTACAATTAAAAACGAAGATGATAAACATATTCGCTTAAGAAATGCAGATGAGTATGCGTTTATTCAATTAGATGACGCAGGGGATTTAAAATTATGGGCACATGGAGATGAAAATATAACATTTTTAAATAAAACAGGTAGTGGCACTACCGCTATGAATATAGATTCTAATGGTGCAGTCACCAAGCCACTACAACCTGCGTTTTCAGCTAAACTATCGTCAAATCAAGAAAATTTTCCTTTAAGTACTGTAACAACCGTATTATTTGCATCAGAAATATTTGACCAAAATGCAGA